TGTATTGCGTTAATTCTTTCTTTTAAAGCTTTTGCAAGCTCTGTCTTTCCAGAACCTGGGAGACCAATTATTTGAATAATCATTTTAATCTTTCTGTTAAGTGGGTAGTTTTAGGACATACCCAGGTCTCACGGTTATTTAATTTTTAGAATTTTTGGTTGTTTTTCTTTTGGTAGATTTCTAACTACATGGATATGTAACATGCCATCCTTTAGTTCTACACTAGAAACTTCCATGTATTCACTTAGTTCAAAGATTCTTGTGAACTTACGTGCAGCGATTCCCTTGTGGACAACTTCTGCATCTGTTACCTCTGTAATTTCACCTGTGATCCAAAGACTTCCGTCTTCAATTGACACAGTTAGATCTTCTTTTGTGAATCCAGCAACTGCCAGCGTTAACTGATAGTTATCTTCGTCTAGCTTTAGCAAATCATATGGCGGGAATGCCGTATTGTTTACCTTACTAAGACTATTGAAACGCTCCAACTCTCTGTTGAAGCCAATAAAAAATGGATCCTTAAATAGATCCATAGCAAATTGTGTTACCATTTTATTCTCCTTTTAAGCAAGTAATATGGCCACCCCCATTTGGCAGGTGACCATACTATTATACCATTTAGGTGACTAGGATTGCAACTACTTTTTTGCTTTTGCCCTAGCCTTTGCTAATGCATCAAAATCTTTTACTTTGGTATCTCCAAGATAACCCCAAGCGTATCCTTCAGATATCATTTGCTCATTAATTGAAACTTCTGAACCATCAAGATATACCCACCCTAATATTCTTCCGTATTTTTCTGAGCTGTCCATCTTTTCAGTTTTAATTACAACGCTTTTAGCATCTTTAATCTTTGACTTAAGATATTCTTTTGACTCAAGACCAAGAACTTTTTCTGCTTTATCTGAAGTTCTGCTTTCTGGTGTATCAATTCCAGCAAGTCTTACTCTTGAGCTAAAAGATATACTAAATCCTAAATCGATGTCAACATCAATAGTGTCTCCATCAACAACGTTTGTTACTTTTTTTACATAGTATTCAAACATTACTTTGTTGTCTTTTTAGACGCCTTCTTAATGCCTTCTAATGTTGTTGTGTTTACTGTTTCAGTTTTTTTAGCTGCTGGCTTTTCTACCTTTGGCTTTACTGCTACACCAAATGCTGGTCTTCCAAATCCTACTACTGCTACTGGCTGTGACTTGCGTAGCTTTGATCCGTTCTTTTTCTTGTATGCACGAACCTTTAGGCATGCCTCTCCACCATTTCTCTGGTCTCCCTTTTTATCTGAGCTGGTGTTTCCTTCTACACATGTTACTGTTCCGTCTCCATTGTCTTTTACAACAATTCCAACGTGAGAAATTCTATCGACACCGTCTCCTGGGAAATCAAAATACAGGATGTCTCCTGGCTGTGGTGTTGCTTCTTCTGCTTTCTGCCATGTGCCAGCTTTAATAAATGCTTGTGCTCCTGCTGGTGTGTAAACTGTATTAGGAATTTTTACGCCAGCCTCATTTCCGCACCACATAACAAAGCTTCCGCACCATGGTTGAAAGTTTGCTTTAGCAAACTTGCCATACTTTGTTTCGTTATCTTTTGGTCCTTCAATATATCCAACTTCTGCAAGAGCTACTTCTACTAGTCTTGCCGCTGATCCTTGTACTGCTGCCATTTTATTTCCTCCTAGAAAATTGATTACTTTAATTATACCATTTTTATATTTGTGTCCCCAGATGGGCTCGAACCATCGACCCGCAGATTAAAAGTCTGCTGCTCTACCGACTGAGCTATAGGAACTTGGGGCAGTTTTAAGTCTTGCCTAGGACATAGATTAAGCTGAAAGTATCTTTGCTAATGCGTTTACTGTTGCTGCAATTCTTCCGATATCACGCAACTGCTCGACTGAGTAGCCTTCCTCTTTCAATGTTTCATAGTGTGCTTTAACACAGAAATGGCATTTTCCTACAATAGATGAAGCTAACGAGTAAGCCTCAAATCTTGCTTTTGTAGTACCGCCATGAGATGCTATTGCATTCATTCTAAGCTGCGCTGGTAAACCTTTTAAGTTAGCATCATCTGCCATCTCAATGTATGGATACCAAACATTATTTTGTGCCATGATAGCACCAGCTGTAAGGGCTGCATTTCTTTCTACTTCATCTGTTGCACTTGCTGTAATAAAGGCAACGAGCTTTCCGTTCCCAGTAGCAAAAGCTGCGGCCAATGCAAGATAGGTTGCCTGCTCTGAATCAATAGTTGATCTATTAATTACTGAATCTAGATTTAACCTAATGTCCTTAGCATATTCTGGAAGATTTTCATTGATCTGACCAACCCAAGACATTATAGGGTCTCTCCGCCAAGTGATCTATTACATGCACATAGCTCACCAGTTTGAAGAGCATCTAGAACACGAAGAGTTTCATCTGGATTTCTTCCTACATCTAAATTGTTTACTGTTACATGCTGGATAATATTATCTGGATCAACAATAAATGTTGCACGGTAGGCTACTCCAGAAGAGTGTTGAATTCCAAGGTCACCAGCTAATTGATGTGCTGTATCTGCAAAAGACCAAGAATTAGTTTTCTTTAAATCTTCATGAGCATTGCGCCATGCAATTTTGCAGAACTCGTTATCGACTGATCCAGTCATAAGAACTGCGTCACGGTCATTAAAATCATTTACAAGAGCATCGTACGCAACAATTTCTGTTGGGCATACAAATGTAAAATCTTTTGGATAAAATGCAATAATTTTCCATTTGCCTGGAAAAGAATCTTGGTTTATTACTTCAAAAGATGAGTCGTCATAAGATAACGCTCCAGGTTTAACTCCGATAACGGCAAAGTTACCAAGTTTATCTCCTATTGTTTTCATGTTTCTCCTTATATATAAGTGATACAAACGTATCGCACCCCTGGCTGGAATCGAACCAGCGACCAACAGATTAGAAGTCTGTTGCTCTTCCGCTGAGCTACAGAGGTATTTTATTGATCTTCTTCTTGATTCATTTCTACTAGTCCCAAGGTCTTTGCCATCTCTTCTCCTTCTGGACTTAGCGAAAAAGTTGCTTCTAGATTTTCATCATATGAAACATTTAAAAATCCACTTTCAAATAACTTTAGCATTGCATCATCAATATATTCTGTGTGTGCTTTCCATAACTCAGGCGCAATATCTTTGGCCTTTTCTGTTATGAGAAAAATAAACTCTCCGTCTTCATCAATGCCTTCAACTGAAACAGCACCGATTTCTATGTAGTACTCTATATCTTTCACATATTCTCCCATGTGCAACAGGTAGGACTCGAACCTACGATTACCGAATTATGAGTTCGGGGCTTTAACCAACTAAGCTACTGTTGCCTAGTTGCAATTATAGTATAACCTTATCGTTATTGTCAATGGTTTTTTCAACTATCTGCTGTACATATTCTGAAAAATGTTTTCTTATTTTTCCAGGTGGCCTTGATCCAATAGAGTTCCAAACTCTAGTGTATTCCATTATATTGGCAAATGTAGTTGGGCATACAACTATGCCATTAAACTCTCTCAATACAGTTGGAAGTGGAACATGCTTGCCACAGCACTTACACTCTTTAGCTTTATCTTGATATTCACTCATATTATTTGCATCCTGTCCATTGCTTCTCTTAAATCTTGTGGCATTCTTGGTGCCCTAATCATATTAGTTGATGTTACATCTGGGTTGTCTCTACTAAAATCATCATGTATTGACATTGACTCATATGTATGGATGTTTATTTCATTATTCATATCTGGCCTTGTCCTACTAATTGAATTAAATATAGATCCACAGACTGCATCCGCCAAGTCTTTAGAACCTTTTCGTGGGTGATCAACCTTATCACGCATAATTTTTAACTGCAACAATTCATCAATTAGAAGTGGTATGTATGGCCCATTAAGTCTTTCTTCTAATACAACCATAGCCATATCGTCATAATGCTTTTTAGCCACCGACAAAATTTCAGTATTAATTCCATATTGCTTTAGCTGCTGCATCATATCATGGGAGTTCCATCGGTCAAATGTACACACTCCTATATTAAACCCACGTGTTTTAAGTGCAAGTATATAGTCTTTAACCTCAGTAAAATCAACAGACTTATCAGGCGTAGGTGTCCAGTATCTAACTGCATCTACACTAACAATTGGTGCTGGCTGAGAGTACTCGTTTGTAACTCTAACATTAACCCATCTTTCAACATGTGCTAGCGAGACTGCACAGTGGTCGTGCTTTTGTGCAAGGTCAACGTGTATAAAGTATCTTGTATCTTCTTTTGGTTTAAACCATTCTTCTAATCTACCAAAGCTATCTACAGCAAGAGCAGTATTATTAAATGCCTTCTCTACCTTTTCACGTGACTTAAAGAAAGCATCTACCATCTCTGGTGGCATGCAAGCAAATCTACCAAGAGCGTCTAACGAATTCTTGTAGAAGTCTACCTTAAAATCTTCAATCTTTTTAGTTGGGTTGACTTCCCATGTTGGCCTCTTTAAAGCATATGTTTTAGGATACAGATAAGATATGATATGGTCTTCTTCCCAATCGA